GTATTAGAACTGAATATCAGCAACAAATGAATGAAATCTTGCAACCTTTTACAACTTACACAGGGGGAATAAACTATTTTATTATTCAGGAAAAAGGCCATAATTATGAAGCTTTTTTGCAATCAGAATTTGCCAGCACAAATGATGTAAATGCTCTTGGTGATGAAACCAGAATTTATGAAACAAAAATTCAAATAAAACTTTTAGGATATTTGGTGGGAGCAGGAAAAAATGATGAAAAACCACATATCGCAATTAGGGAAAATGCAGTCGAAATTAAAATACCAAGAGAGCACGTTCTTGTTGGAGACTCGAATCCTTGGCGAAATGGAAAATATCGTCCATAAAGTTTCATTTGGCTTTTCGCACGATAAGACACTATTTATTAAAGACTTTAATAAAGAGTTTTAAGTATTTCAAGGAGAAGAAAACATGCCAGCAAATAAATTTAGATTTATATCACCAGGTATTCAATTTAAAGAAATTGATCAATCTACTAGACCCGCCGTTCGAGGCCCGGTCGGACCAGTCATTATTGGCCGTTCGATGAGAGGGCCAGCTTTTGTCCCCACAAGGGTTGAAAATTTTTCTGATTTTGTTAGAGTGTTTGGCGAGCCACAACCTGGTGCAGTGGCTGGAGATATTTGGCGCATAGGAAGTGAAGGATTATCCCCGACATATGGTGCATACGCCGCCCAAGCATATTTGGCAAATAGCTCCGGAATAACTTTTATTCGCTTATTGGGCAGAACGAACATTCGGGCAACCGCCGCCACCGGCACTCCTGCTGCTGGCTGGGGCGATTTTGCCTCTGGCTTTGCATCAAATGCATCATCTAAGGGTGGTGCTTATGGCTTATTCCTTGTTAAGTCTGGTTCTGACCAAGCTGCGGTTCATGGAACCCTTGCAAATGTTACAGGAACTCTTGCTGCTGTTTTTTACATGAAAGATGTCGAAAGCGGTGCTCACTTAAGAGTTTCAGGAACTAATGGTTCCCCCGGTGCGACCCCGTCACAAACTGCGAGTAATGCTCTTCCATTGTTAAATTTTGAATCTTCTTCTTATACAGTTGAATATTGTGAGGCCGGTGCGGTCCAGCAAAAATATAATTTTAACTTTAGCCCTGGAAGTGGTCAGTTCATTCGTAGAATGTTTAATACTAATCCAACCAAAATAAATAGCACATATTATGAAGATACTGAAAACTTTTGGCTTGGTGAATCTTTTGAACGCGATTGTGTAGAAAAAGATATTGCAGATCCAAAAGGACAAAACAATGTTTGGATGGTTATGTTGGGCCTTCAACAAGAAGGTGGCAACACTTATAAATGGCACGAGAATTATTCATCTGCTGGTCCAGCGACCACAAATTGGATTATTTCTCAGGACATCGGGGCGGCGACAAGTTTTGATCCATCAAAGGCCAAAAAACTTTTTCGAATTAAATCTCTTGAATTAGGCGAAAACACCCAAAAGAATTTCAAAATCTCTTTTGATGATATTCGATATTCACCAGACGATGATTATAAATATGGTTCATTTACTTTGTTACTCCGAGACATTCGTGATAACGATAATTATCCCAATGTTATTGAAAGTTTCACAAACCTTAATTTAGATCCAGAATCTCCAAACTATATTGCAGCACGAATTGGTAATGGCTTTTCGCGATGGGATGATGACGATAAGAGATTCCGTTATTATGGCGAGTATCCAAATCGTTCTCAATATATTACAGTAGAAATGGCAGAGGATGTTGCTCTCGGAGCAGTGGATCCTGAGTTATTGCCATTTGGTTATTTAGGGCCACCACGACCAGTGTCTTTTGCACTCGTAAGTGGTTCAACACAAGCATGTACGGTAACGTCAAGTGCGCCGGGAACTGTTGGCGGTGAAAATTTGAACACATCGGCATTTGTTACAAATGCACTTCCTGATGTTATATGGTCTGGTAATGGTTGGGCAACCTCGGTCGGTAATTTTATTTCTTGCTCTAACAAATGGGTAGGAAAATTTGATTTCCCACGGAATTATGTGCGACCGGATTCAACAGTTGGAAATCTAACTCAAAAAGATGATGGTTTCTGGGGTTTTGATACGACGCTATCTGGTTCGAGTATTAAATTTGATCCGTCTGTTATTGATACATTACGAGGTATTCCTGACGGATACCGAACCGGCGAAGACGGGCCAGCATTGAGCCGAACAGACGGTGAATCTGATTATCAGTATGTGTTTACACTGGATGATGTTAGTCTTTATGAGACTCTTAGTGATACGTTTGGGGCAACTTCATCGTTGAATGCATATTATACATCCGGTTCTCGGGCGTATATTGGTTATACGGGATATGAAGCTGAATATGGTGGTTATTCTCTTTCATCCACTGGTTCCAATACTTATAAAAATACTTTGGATGAGGGTTTTAGAAAGTTTACGGTTCCAATGTTTGGTGGATTTAATGGAATTGATATTTCGCAAGTTGAGCCGTTCAACAATAACATTCTTGATGGCAAAACAGCACAAACTTCTTATGCATATAATTCCGTTCTAAATGCGGTTGAATCTGTACAAGATCCTGAATCGGTTGACATGAATTTGTTGGCTGCACCGGGAATTACCAATACTGGAATTACTGATAAAATTATTCAGGTTTGTAGAGAGCGTGGCGATGCTTTAGGTGTTATCGACATCGTAGGTGGATATCAACCAAAAGCTGACCGTTCAGCGGCGTCTACTAGAGATTATGACTCCACAGCTCGCGGAAGTGTATCTACAACTGTTACGAATATGAAAACACGACAAATTAATAATAGTTATGGCGCTGCTTATTATCCGTATGTTAAAGTTAGGGATCCGAGAACAGGCCGTCAGTTCTTTGCGCCGCCATCTGTGGCAGCAATTGGAACATATTCGTTCTCACAAGCATTAACCGACGTTTGGTTTGCACCAGCTGGTTTTGTAAGAGGTGGATTATCAGATGGTGTCGCGGGACTTCCAGTTGTTGGGGTTTCCGAAAGATTGACTTCCAAAGAACGAGATCAGTTATATGAAGTGGGTGTTAATCCGATTGCTTCATTCCCATCTGAAGGGATTGTGGTGTTTGGTCAAAAAACACTACAAGCGACTCCAAGTGCGCTTGATAGAGTTAATGTTCGACGATTATTGATTCATCTCAAGAAGGGAATTTCGATAATTTCTTCAACAGTATTATTTGATCCAAATCTTGCTGTTACATGGGACCGCTTTAAGGCATCCGTTGAACCTTTCTTAGAAAATATTAAGTCGAGACTTGGCCTAATGGACTATAGAGTTGTATTGGATTCTTCAACTACAACACCCGATATGGTTGATAGAAACATTATGTATGCTAAGATCTTTATTAAACCTGCAAGAGCAATAGAATTTATTGCAATTGACTTTATTATTACAAATTCGGGCGCATCTTTTTCAGACTAAACTGAAGAAGAAGACTACTTAGGATAGAGAGGAGATATAACAATGGCATTTTGGACAACTGGCGGACCTGGCGGCGTAGAGCCAAAACGAAATTTTAAATTTCTTTTAAGTATTCAAGGTGGAGTAGGCACCCAAGGCGGTATTCAGGAATTTTTGGTACAAAAAGTTGCAAAACCATCGATGGAAACAACTGCCACAGAACACAGTTTCTTAAACCATTATTTTTATTTCCCAGGAAAAAGCAAATGGAATGCAATTGAAGCAACTATCATTGATCTTGTTCAACCATCCGATGGTAATATGTCGCAAGTGGTTATGAACATGGTACAGGCTGCTGGTTATCAATTACCAACATCAGCCGATTCGCAAAATGCATTAAGTTTAAATGTTATGGCAAAAAATCGAGCGGTATCAGCATTGGGCGATGTTAAAATTAAAACATTGGATTTCCAGGGTAATACTGTTGAAACATGGGTTTTGAAACAAGCTTGGATTCAAAAGTTTTCGTTTAGTGAAGCTGATTATGGAAATGAAGAATTATCAACTTGCACTATGACTTTTCAATATGATTTTGCATATCTTGAGAATGCTGCTGGGGTTCGGACGCCAGGTACTTCGCCGGTTCGACGAATTTAATATTTTTTTAAAAAAAAATAAAAATCTATAATTTTATGTTATAATAGATCTATCTTTATGAAACAAAGGATATAAATGCCAAGAAATAATCAAGAAAAACTTGGTGTCCAAGAAGAAGGACACACACCACCAGTAACAAACATTCAATCACTTTTAAATTTTGTAGTTCCAACCGAATTCGTTGAAATTCCAACAAAAGGGGTATTTTATCCCCCAGATCATCCTCTACATAATGTTGATACCGTTGAAATTAAACATATGACTGCAAAAGAAACCGACATTTTAACATCTAAAACACTTTTAAAAAAAGGTATTGCTGTTGATAG